ATATGGATGCGGCTAACGTGGGCGGTTCCGTATCGTCCGCAGGTGCCGGTGGTGGCGGCGGTTCTTCATCGTCAGGCGGCGGCAAGAGCGGCAAGTCGGGCGGCTCAAGTGCAGCCGACAAGGCGGCTGAGAAGGCCCGCAAGGATGCCGAGAAACAGGAGCAGATGTTCCAGAAGACGCTGAACAAGATGATTGGCGATTACGGCAAGATGCTCGATGACCGCGAAAAGGCCGAGGTCTCAGCCGCACAACGTCGTTACGAACTCCTCCTTGCCGTAGCCGAGAAGGGCAGCCAAGAAGAACTCGAACTGCGTAAAAGGCAACTCGAACTGCAAGAGAGACAGGAAACCGACTCCATCCTCAAGGCCCAAATGGATGAGATGGAACGCGGCAGGCTGCTGATGCTCGTTGTCGAGAAATATCAAAAGCAGCGTCTTGCGCTTGAGGCTCAGTACGAGCAACAGCGACAGGAGCAGATTGTGCAGGCCGCTACGAACGAGTTCACGGCACGCATACAGGCGGCATACGACAACGAACTCGAACAGGAGCGCATTAGACTCGAACAGGCGCAGTATATGCGTGACAATGCCCGTCAGCGTGAGGATGAAAGCATCGAGGCGTTCAACGCCCGCAAACTGCAACTCGAGGAAGAGTTCCAGGCTGCACAGCGTTCGCTTGCCGCAAAGGAACTGAAGGTGCAGCAGACGAAACTGGAGGCCTACGAGTCGATAGCGGGCGGCATCGGCAAGGTGTTCGCAGCCATCGGTGAGGACAACGAGGAATTCGCCCAGTTGTCAAAGGTTCTCGCACTTGCCGAGATTGCCATCAACACAGGTAAGGCTATCGCAGCAGGTGTGGCACAGGCCCAGTCGGTGCCGTTCCCCGGCAACATCGCAGCCATCGCAACGACCGTAGCCACGATTATGGCGAACATTGCCACGGCTATCTCCACCGTCAAGTCGGCCAAGTTCGCAAAGGGTGGCTTAATCACCGGCCCCGGCACGGGAACGAGCGACAGCATCACCGCATCGGTGTCCAACGGTGAGAGCGTGATGACGGCCAATGCGACGGCGTTGTTCTCTCCCCTGCTGTCTGCCATCAACCAACTCGGCGGCGGCGTGCCCATCCACCACGGCGGCGGTGCAGCGCAGATGGGCGAGGATATGCTGGCGGCGGCCATCGCCAAAGGCTACGCCCTTGCGCCCGCACCTGTCGTGTCAGTGCAGGAAATCAGCGATGTGAGCAACAGAGTGCAGGTCATTGAAAACCTTTCACGATCGTGACACGCTACGAGTTCATAAAGATGGCCGAGTCGGTGCTGAAGGTATGCGACCGTGAAGGCATCGCGCCGAGCGAGGCGGCATACCTGCCCGTGTATGAGGACTGGGTGCGGCTGACGGGCGAAGGCCACAAGAAGGTGTGGATAATCGCATACCTGGCGCAGCAGTACGGCATCAGCGAGGCAACAATCAAGCGCATAACGAAAAAGTTCGCAAAATGGGTCAAGCCGTGACCCCTCAAACAGGCGGGAAAATTCACTCCCGCCTTTTTTCGTGCCTTATCTTTGCTGAGTAAAAGGTTTAGACTATGGCAGTACTCAACATATTCAACGATATCCAGAGCGAGCAGGACAAGGCCGTCACCCGTATGTGGGGAATGGAGCCTGGCATCTCGTTCCGTGATATCAATCAGTTCTGCGACTCTATCCCCGAAGACGACAATACCATCGACGTGCACATCCACTGCAACGGCGGCGATGTGCTCGAAGGATGGGCGATATACGACCGCCTCCGCGCCACTGGCAAGGAAATCACGACCATCGTTGACGGCACGGCTGCATCGATGGCAACCGTGATTATGATGGCGGCTCCAAAGGAGAGGCGCAAGGCTTACGCCAATGCGCAGATTCTCGTCCACAACCCGTGGCTCGACCCCGCCTGGATAGGGCTGACGGCTACAGCCGACGACCTTGAGAAGGCAGCAGAGAACCTCAAGGCGCAGCAAGACCGCATCCTCGACCTCTATGTCGAACGATGCGGCTGCGACCGCGAGGAGATGGCCGCGCTGATGGCAGAGGACAAGTTCATCAGCGTCGAGCGTGCTATGGAACTGGGGATGGTCGGGGAAATCATCGCACCGATATCGGCATCAATCAATAAAGTTAAACATATGAGCATCAGAGAACGAATCATCAACGCCATCAACAGCGTGTTCGGCTCAAGTGAGGACGAACCCCGTATGATGGCTATGGAACTGGCCACCGCATCAGGCGACACCCTCACGATTGACCGTGAGGAAGGCGCGCCCGCTGTCGGTGACAAGGCAGAGCCCGACGGAGAGTGGCTTATGCCTGACAACACGACTATTGTCGTAGCAGATGGAGTCATCACTGAAATCCGTCAGCCCGAGGAGCAGGTCGAGGCTGCTGAGGAAGGCGATGGACAGGAGGGAGACGAACCCGCAGAGGAAACCGACGGTGAGAGCGAACTGGAAAAGGAGAACGCCGCGCTGAAGGAGCGCATCGCCGAACTCGAGGCCCAAATCGCAGAACTCACCGAACGCCTGGAACAGGCCGAGGCAAAGGCCAAGACCCAGGACGACCTGCGTATCCTCAACCTCGTAGCGATGGCAGGTGGAGCCGAGAAGGTCTTCACCCACATCCAAAGCACCTACAAGCCCGAGACGCGCGAACCCGTCACCGCCAAGACCGAAGAGGCCGTTGAGCGAAACTACATCCGTGAGCGCATCGAGGCCGCACGAAAGAAAAAGTAAGTAAAACATCATAAAAAAGGAGATTAAAATGGCAACTTTTTTGCAGAATCTGACCCTGTCGCCCGAGAACATCCGCGACCTGCGTCAACTCATCAACGTAGACCTGTGGCGTGACGAGCGTCTTCAGGACTACTTCCGCATCGTTCCTGCCCGTCACGGTGACCCCGTCGGCCTCATCGGCAAGGGCAACCCCATCGGCACCGCTGGCTGCGGCTGCGACCCCGAATACGCGAAATTCGCTCCCTCCAACACCCTCAAGCGTTGGAACCTCGGCTGCTGGGAGGCCCCGCTGAAGGTCTGCTGGAAGGATATGGAAGGCACCATCGCCGAGTATGCCCTCAAGAACGGCACCCCCATCGGCGACCTCAACGGCACCCAGGTGATGAGCGAGGTGATTGAACCCCTGCTGACCGACCTGTATGTTGACCTCGTTTGGCGTTTGGCCTGGTTTGGTGACACTACCGCTGAGAATGTCAGCGACGGCGGCGCTATCGTCAACACCATCGAACCCAACCTCGTCAACGCAGTGGATGGTCTGTGGAAGCAGGCTCTTGCCCGCGCCGCACAAAACACTGCTGTTTCTGACTACACCGCTAATGCCTCCAACACGAAGGCCGATGTCCTCGTGGCTGGCATCCCCACCAAACTCATCGAGCAGATGATGGTCGATGCAAACGCCGCAACGATGGCCCTGCCCAACAAGGTCATCTATATGACTATGGCAATGGCCACGGCCCTCGAGTGGGATATGCGCAACAGCGGCTGTGGTTGTATGCCGTGGGAGGATCGCGTGAACGGCGTTCGCACCACCAAGTGGAACGGCATTGAATACATTGCCCTGCCCAAGTGGGACGAGTACATCGACACCTTTGAAGGTGGCAATGCTCCCTACCGTGCCATCCTCACCAACCGTGACAACATCCTTATTGGTACTCCCAGCGGTGAGTTCGTGCAGGACTTCGACCTGTACTTCGACCGCATCAGCCGCAATATGTTCCTGTACGGAACAGGAAAAATCGGCGCGATGTTCGTCAACGACGACGCATTCCAGGCTTTGGCCTAATCACCTTAAAGAAAGGACAAGATTATGGCAAAGTTATGTGAAAGCATCATCGCAAAGGCGATTGATTTCGCCTGCGACGACCTCGTGGTCAAGGGCCTCGAGAGCGACGGCCTGATCATGAACCGCAGCGACATCGACTTCTCGGCAACGGTGTTCAGCAGCACCAACCCGAACATCATCCAGTCGCTCGTGCTGAAGACGGGCAAGAAGGCCTACGAGGTGAACCAGATGGGCAACACCCCGTTCACGGGTGTGCAGTCCACGCTGGAGGTCGGCACCTACCGCAACACCTGGACTCACGACATCCCCATCGTGGTGTTGTCAAACACCCCCGAGGTGGCACACGACATCATCGACGGCTTGAGCAACGGCACCTTCGTGGTGATTCTGCGCAACAAGTTCAAGGGTGCCACCGGCAATGCCGAGTACCAGGTCTACGGCTACACCCAGGGCCTCGTGGCCTCTGAGGGTACCAACGACAAGTACAGCGACGACACCGACGGCGGCTGGCTCATCACCCTTCAGGAGACGGGCGCACGCCAGTCGGCTATGTTCCTGTTCGACACCGATGCCGCCACCACGGCTGCTGCCTACGAAGCATTGAAGGCCTAATATGATGTCCTTATGACATACGAAGAGGCTCTCAATATCGTTGAAGAGTTAAGGGGGCACGGAAGGGCCCCCTTTTCATTAGAACAAAAGCACCTGGTCGCCGATGTCTATCCCGTCATAATGGGCAGACGATTCCACAGGACGGCCTGTAGCAGGTGCTGGCACGATGCGGTCATCGAGATGGCCGTGACAATCCGCAAAAAGATAAAACCCGAACCGATTATGGCAAACTGTGACTATCATATGCGTGCTGGATTCATCATCCGTTCCCCGAAGGTGGGCGGCGGCAGAATCTACACCAACAACAACCTCACCAACGAGGTTGCAGCGCAATACCTCGAACTTTTCCCCAATAAGCGCGATATGTTCGACAAGGTGCCCGAGGAAAAGCCCGCAGAAGTGACTGAGGAGCCCGTACAGGCCGAAACCGAGACCGTGCAGGCAGTTGAGCAACCAAAAAAGAAAACGGCCTCTAAGGCCAAGAAAAAGGCTAAAAAATGAATGTTCAGCAGGTAAAGCGGGCAGAGCCCCGTTTCGACACGACATACCATCAGCGGCTCGGCCTCAAGGCCTGGGGCAGGGACAACCTCTATCCGCAGCACCTGTCGAGGATTGCAGCCGCATCAGGCACGGCTGAGTTGTGCCTGAGCCGATACTGCAAGTTCGTCGAGGGCAACGGCTTTGCCGACGGCCTTGCAGGTAAGGAACTGAACCAGCAGGGCGACACGGCTGACGATATCCTGCACCTGGTTTCGCAGGACATCACCCGTTATGCGGGTTTCGCCCTGCACGTCAACTACAACGTCCTGTGCGAGGTTGTGGAGGTGCAGCACATCCCGTTCGAGCGTTGCCGACTGGAGGAGTGCGACGATGCGGGACACGTCCAGCGCATCGCAGTCCACCCCGACTGGGCAGGGAACACGACCCGTGGCGGTGAGCGTGTGACCGTGGAGGAGAAGTACATCGAGCGGTTCAACGTGTTCAACCCGAACAAGGAGGCCGTGCGTGAGCAGATTCTCAATGCCGGTGGCATAGACCGCTACGACGGGCAGGTTCTTTGGTGTTCGATGGCGGGCAAGACAACCTACCCGACACCCATCTACGATGCCGTCATCAGCGATATGTCTACCGAGGAGGGATTGGGTAACATCAAGAACCGCAACGCCCGCAACAACTTCCTCACTTCGGCGATGCTCATCACAAAGCGCGGCGTTCCCAAGTTTGATCAGGACGGGAACGACATCTCGGCTCCAACCATCACCCCCGAAGACCTTGCGGCCTTCCAGGGTGATGAGCGTGTCGGCAAACTGCTGCTGGTGGAACTGGAGAACGACGAGGACAAGCCCGAGGTCGTGCCGTTCACGGCGAACAACTACGACAAGGACTTCACCGCCACCGACGCATCGGTCATCGAGCGCATCTATGCACAATTTCACCAGGAACCGTTCTATGCCATCCGCATCGGCAAGATGGGATTCAGCGGTCAGTTGGTCGAGGACGCGTACAGGTACTATGCCAGCGAGGTTACCGTGGAGCAGCGTTTCATCTCCCGTGGCCTCTCGCAGGTGTTCGCCGCCTGGTATGAGCCGCTGATGCGCAACGTGGACACGACGATATTACCCATTCAGTATGCAGGAGGAACGAACGATGAGTGAAACGAGAAACCCGCTTATTACCCCCGCCCAGTTCCGCGAACTGGCCCGACCCGTGAGCCTTCACGTCGATGATGAGGAGATTGCCCAGTTCATC